GGCGGTGATGTTGATGTCGTTGATATAGGCATCGCCGGTCTTCTTGATGGCCGAGTTCTGTCCTACGCGGTTGTTGGCGCCTGCGGTCTGGTCGAAGGTGAGTGTCACCTTGGTCTTGTTGATCATCAGCGAGAGCAGGTCCTGTGGCAGTTCGCCGTTCGAACCGTTGTCCTCGAGAGTTACAAGCGACTCGGTCTGTGCGTCCCACGACAGTCCGGTCACTTCCTGCTCCTGGAAATCGCCGACGCTGTCCTTGGTCGAGCTGTCCTGAAGCTGTGCGCTAACGTGGAAAGTACACGAGGTGGCCATTGCGATGCACTTGCCGCCTACCATTACGCGGAGGTTTTGTCCTTTGATTGTTCCCATAATGCTATTCGTTGTTTTGTACGTCGCAAACGTAGTGCACCAAGTCCCAGTAGCATGGCTTCATCCAGTCCCATTGCACGCCGTCGGTCTTGGGGAATCCCTCCAGCAGGTTGGGAATGTATTCGCCTTGGTTGTAGAGGTCGGTGATGTAGTTGTTGACGGCACGCATGGCCATCATCGCTATGTCGTCCACCTCCTTCGGGTCTTTCGCTCCTACCTCGATGGCTGCACCCATCTGCCACATGCTCGGCATCCAGTCGTCGTCCTTAGTCGCCTGTGCCGGCTGCTTGCCCTCGTCGCGAATCACGATGTAAGGCAGCGGGGTGTTGTCCTTGGCATCTGGCGATACCTCGAAACAAGTCGATTCCACGCGATTGCCAATGGTGGTCATCAGTTCGCTGTCTGCACAGATGGCGTTGTAGATAAGTTGGTCGAGCTTCAGCATGGTGGATGTTCTACGTTGTGCTTCGTTGTTGTTACTTTTTTATTGATGGATATATTCGCACATGCGCTTTGGCGGTTCAAAGAAAACCGGCTGGCTGCCATTGCTGGCGCTGCCAGCCGGAAGTTAAGAAACTATGTCACAAATCGCTTGCGCGCGGTGAGAAGGTGGTTAGACAGACTTGCTGTAAACCACGAAACCGTCGGCGGCAGACTTCAGGATGGTCATCGAGAAGTCGGCGTTGATGGTGGTGATTACCTCGTCGGTGCTTGATGCCACGGCGCTGTTTGCATCGACAGAAAGGCGGATATTGCCGTGCTGCATGGTGGGCAGGAAGGCGAAGTTGCCAAGGCCGATGTTGTGGCCGCTTACGGCACCCTTCTGGGTAGAACGGTTGATGGCGTTGTTTACCACAACGGGGATGCCCAGCAGGCGGTTGTCGTTGCCGATAAGCATGATGCCAGAGCCTGCGTCGAAAGGTGTCACCTTCAGCTTCCAGAAGTCCTCGGCACCCATCACGAACACGCAGTTGTTGAGAGGCAGGTTGCGCTGGGCAATCTTACCAATCATCTCGGCAGCGGTGTCCTTAGAGAAGGTGCTGTAGGTGCCTGTCTGCTTGCCGGGAACATAACCCTCCTGGCCGTAGGTGCCGCTCTCTGCATCCTGAGCGAAAGGACCGTAGAACACTTCGGTAGCCTTGGTTGTGCTGGCAGCTGCCCAGTTGATCTTCTGGCGGATGCTGTCAACCACCTGGCGAACGATGTAACCCTGCAGGTCGTAGTCGCTGTTCTCAAGAGCCTGGTTGCTGATGCGAACGCGAACGGTGAGGCGCTGCTGTACGGGAACCTGCTTGTCGAGGTCGATGACGCGCTCAGTGGTCTCTGCCAGCTCGTTGGCAAATACTGCCTCTACGCCACCAGCGAATGCCCACTGAATCTTGTTGCCTACCACACCTGTGGTCATGGGCACACCGGCAGTAAGCAGGATGTCGCCATCGGGGCGGTCGGTTGGGATGAGGTCGATCACGGTGATGCCCTGCACGAATCCCTCGGTGCCCTGATAGCCACCGCTGACGGGTGCGTAAGACATTGACTCACGGGTCATGGGGATGCTGAAGGTCTTGCCCTTCGGTGCGTCCTTCAGGAACTCACGCAGCTCGGCGTTGACGTTCACCTTGGGGGCTACCTTCACGGCCTCTGCCTGCTTCTCCTGGATGGCCAGCGAGATTTCGCGGTTCAGTTTGTTCAACTCGATGTTGAGCTTGCTCTGCTGAGCCTTCTCCTCATCGTTCAGTTCACGAGACTGGATAGTGGTGTCGAGCCCGTCCAGTGCGGTGTTGACCTCGCGCTTGCGAGCCATCAACTGCTCAAGGGTCTTTTTTTCCATGTTGCTTAAAACGCTTTAAGTTGGGTTAATAAATGATGTCTTCTATTTCGCGGTTGCGCAGACGACGCTGGGCTGCCGAGATTTCGCGCTGGCGGCGGAGAGCCTTCTCGTGCTCCTCCTGTTCGCGCTGCTTGCGCTCCTCTTCCTCCTTGGCCTTCTGTGCTTCCTCGGCCTCGCGTTTGGCGGTGGGTGTCTCGTTCCACATCTCGCGGGCGTTGACGGTGGTCTGCGAGTAGGCAGGGTCCATAGCCAGTGTGAAGGCCGTAATCTTCTTGAATCGCTTGTGGGTGATGCGCACCTCCTTGTTGGCTCCGCGCTCCTCCACTTCGTACTGGTCGGGAATGAACTCGAACGAGCAGCCGGTGTAAACACCTGCACGCACCATCTCCAGAGCTCGGTCGCCGATGTCGCACTTAGGTACATCTACCTCGAAGTTCACGCCCTTGCCGTCGACCGATATGCGCATGTTGCCACGGCCCTCCTTGCAGCGGGCGATGGTGTCCTGGCGGTCGTGCAACAGATTGAGCTTGATGTCCTGAGTGTTCAGGAACGCCATCTGTGCGGCTTCAGGCTTGATGACTTCTCGGAACGTCACGCCGAAGTCGTCAAGAATGCCCGACTCGGCATTGAACACGATGGCGGTGCCGGTAAGTGTGCGGCTCTCACCCTCGTGGCCCTCCACCTCGCGGATCTGTATCTCCGAAGCGGGGCATGTTCTAATTTCTCTTTTTTCTGTTGCCATAATCTTTTGTTGTAAAAATGATGTTCTACATTACCCGCGTTTTGCGGTCTTGGGTTTACTCGACTTCTTGGCGGCATTAGCCGATGTGGGAAGTGGGATAACCTCGAACTTCTGAGGGTTGGGCACTGTAATCTCCTGATACGTCTGCCCTGTTTCCTTCGAGCGCAGCAGGTAGCCGTTGTCGGCTGTCAGATGGGTGTAGCCCCAGCGGGCTGCTTCTTGTGTTACGTGTTCCATAAAGTTTATTTTTTTTATGATTATTTCGTCGTGGCACTGCCCGTCGCTCCAAAGGTCTTGATGGGCATTGAGCCAGTCCTGATACTTCATCTTGTTGCGCCACGAACCGCTGCCGTAGTGGTATATACGGTCGCTTATCTGCTCGTTGCGCCAGGGCAGGGTGCTCTGTTGCAGGTCTTCCAGCAGGCTGGCTCCCGTGTCGTACCAGTTGCGGCGGTCGTCTATGTCGTCGCCATGCAGTCCGTAACTGCGCTCGTGGTCGTGGTAGTGTATGCCTGCCTTGCGCAGCATGGGGGCGTTGATCCAGCACAGCAGCGGCAGCAGTCGCGGTATGCGGCGCGAGGTTTTGTCGCTCACTTCGCCAATGGCTGCCTGCGTGGTGTCGAACATGCTGTCGATGTTCTCGCGAAGCAGAATGTCGGAGTCGCACAGCACAAACCCTTCCTTCTCGTGTTGCAGAAGCCACTCCACGCTCATCATGTGCTTTGCGCTGCCATAGTTGCACCCCATAGGGCAGGCTATTCGCGGGTTGCGCTTGGGGTGTTTCTTCAGCTCCGCATCGAAGTCCACGTATTGACCCTGGGTGTTGTCGATGATGTCCACACCGTCGCCATCGTAGGGATGCACGTCGGAGTTGTCGAAGATAATCACGCGATAGTCCTCACCACCATGTCGGCGGATGCTCTCAACAGCGGCGCGGGTTAACTCCGGGGTGTTGTAGTGGATGATGGCGATTTGCTTCATACTATTCGTCGGGATTAGGTTCTGTTGGTGCCGGCGTGGGTTGTGCGCCACTGAGTTTCGGACTTCCCAGCTCTGCCAGGTTGGTGCTCACATATACGATGTCGCCACCCTCCACCGTCGGCATATCGAAGTCGCGGCGGTTTTCGTTCACGGTGCAGATGCCTGCCTCCATCTTCGCCTTGGCCACCTTTGCGGCGGTCTCGGGGTCGAGTCGGAACAGCGGCTGCTCGCATAGGTGGAACCTGCGGCGACCGTAGTCGTAGATCGACAGCAGCTTGGTGTCGAACTCGTCCTCCAGCTCCTGAGCGTCGGGTTGGATAGAGCGCAGAAACTCCTGCGTGGCTGCGGTTGGTGTGGTGTAGTGCGAGTTTGAATCGAGCATCAGCAGTGGGCGAGGCACCGAAAAATATCTTGCCACGTCGTCGAGCCCCATGTTCAGCTGCTCTATCATCTGCATGTCCTGTGCGGTCATCGAGATATTCTGGAACGATTCAAGTCCGTGTATGCTCACGATGTCCTGACCGCTGTATAGCTGGCTCTGCATGTTCCTGGCAGTCTGTTGCACCTGCTCTGGGTTAAGCAGTCCGAAGGCCAGTGTGCCCTGTCCCTGAGTGGGCTGCTTTTCGCTGATGATACCCTTCACGCGGCCACCCTTTGCAGCCGTATCGAGCGACTGCTTCTGGTTGGTGGCAATGAGCGAGAGCGTTTTGAAGGCATACTGAAGTGTTGAGATGCCCCAGAAGCCATCCTCGTCGCGGAATGTGTTGGCCCAGTGTATCACGTTGTCGCGGGTAGTCGTCACCACCTTATATCCTCGGTCGCTCAGATAGCTCAGCGTGTAGAGCCCGTTCACGGGGTCGTAGGCCGCACAGCGTGCCAGCCACAAGGCTACGGGCTCGCCGTCCTCCAGGCTGCGCTCAATATATAAGAAGGCGTTGCCGCGCATCAGTCGGTCGATGGTCAGCTGCTTGAACATGCTGGTGGCAGTCATTAGCGTGTTGGGCTTCTTGCGCAACAGCCAGTTAATGCGGGTGCCATACGACGGGCGCAGGCTTACACCCATATCTATCACAAAATTGTCGTGCTCGGTATCTTTGCGCTGGTACTGCATATCCATCATGGCTATGGTGTCGGCACGCAGGCCCACGGCACGATACACGCCCGAGATGGTCAGCGCAGCCTGCTGACTACGCACACGCACCACGTTCTCCTCGAACGAGCCGCCACCCGTTTGTCCGCCCGTCGGGGCGGTCTTGGTGTCGGTCTGTTCGCGCCGGCGCAATCCCCATGTCTTGAAAAAATTATCCATAATCTGTTTCTGTTTTACTTATCGGTTCAATTATCGTTTGGGGTTTACTTAGGCATCAGGCTCCACAATTGTCACCTGCGTAGTCATCTCGGTGGCGGTGATTACTATCTTGTTATCGCGGCGATCGCTGTTGAGCGACTGAATCTGGTAGATGCGGTCGTCGCACTCAATGAGGCTGTTGCGGGTGATGGCCTTGGCAGCATTGCCGCTGTATTGCAACTGAAACATCACCGTGTTGTAAGCATCCAGAGCGCCATCGCGCAGGGCACGGGTGCCCTTGTTCCATCGGTAGGTGGCCCACAGCTGCCCAATGCGCTGGTAGCTGGTCTTCTCGCCAAACTGGCGTGCGCTTCCCGTGGCCTTGTTGAGTACACTGATGCGCGCCAGGCGCTGTCCTGAATCGAATCCTATCTGTGCCATAGTCGTGTGGGGTTTTATGCGTTTGGATCGTGGGCCGCCATCAGAATATGACCGTCGGCGGTGCGCAACAGATGGTTGTCGGCACTCACCAGATAGCGCAGGTCTATCAGCATGTTGCTCTTACCAGTAAGTCGCACTTGGCAGGTGGTGCGCTGGCGGTTCTGTGCCGTATAGCTGGCGTCGCTCACTATGGCCTCGCCTGCCATCAACTGCTCCAGCTGGTCGCGGTTCTGGTCGCCATTGGTCAGGCCGAATCCCACCTGCACCGTCTGCCCCACAAGGTCGCTCACATCCTGAATGCCAACGGCCTCCAGGTCTTCATCGCTCGTCACGGCGGCATTGGCCGTAACGTCCCACGCCACCGATGCCACGCGTTGTCGCTGCCATGCACCTTCGTCGTCCTTGGTCGAAAGCTGCTGCATGTTCACGGTCACGTGCAGTTGGCAGTCGAGCGCCGCAATGATGGCGCGCCCGCCGATGGTGATACGCAGATTCTGTCCTTTTACTGTTGCCATATTCGTAGGTTTTTAATCTGTGGTTGTTACGGGCTGGAGTGCCTCGGCATAGGGTGTCCAGTCGATGGCGTCCTTCTCGGCCCAGCCGGCATTCAGTTGCTCCATCTTGTGATGGTTGCAGGCATCGTTGAACGCCTTCAAATCGGCCTTAGTGGCAAATTCCTGATAGATGGGAGTGCCGTCGGCCTGTTCGCCTATCTTCAGAGTGACGGGGGCCACGGCTTGCGAGAAGTTCAGCTGGTTCTCGACAGAGAGCCACACGGGTTTCTCGTTCCACGTCAGGCCACCGATGATCTGCGCCTTCACGCGCTCGTCGATGTCGTTCAGTATGGCAGTCTTGGCAGCCTCGAAGCTGGGGCGGCCCTGCTTCTTGTAGAAATCGAGCTGATACCACTCGGCCTTGTCGCCGTCTTCCTTCAGTCCGTACATGATGACCACGCGGCTCTGGTCTTCCGATACTGGCTGGTAGTCAGCCGCTGTGCCGCAATACTTGTTTGTTGCCATGATTCTTGCTTGTTAAAATTCAACATGTTCTAACAAGCGGGCGAAATGCTGTTTGGGGTTTACCAGCCATTCGGCTGGTGAGCCTGCTCACGCTCGGCAATTCATGCAAGCATGATTGCTCTCGCTTACTCGCAGCCTTTCCTGTTCGCAGTGCGAACTGCGTCATATCTCGGTCGAACGTGCCGAGGGTCAGAAGTTCGGAATTAAAAAACATCCGAGAACGGATATTGTAGGAGTCGTAGTGCGACAGCACGCCCAGGAATGAGCATACCGATGCCCACGTCTGTTGTGGGTGGTGTGGGTTTATGTCGTCAACGCTTGCCTTCATGCGCCGCAGCGACTCGCTGCTGATGTAGGTGGTGTGCGGCTTCACGTAGCCGCCAAGAAATTCGGCACCCTGACTGGCGCGGGTGATATGGAGTTTACCCATGTGCAACTCCAGGTGCAAGCGGTCTTTCAAGAATGTGCGTATCTCGGGCACCAGCGACAGCAGCCACTGGCGGTCGGCACTCACTACAAACGAGTCATCGACATACCGCCCGTAATGCTTGCACTTCAGCACCCGTTTCATGTATTGGTCGAACTCGTTAAGATAGACATTCGACAGCAACTGGCTGGTCAGATTACCAATGGGCAATCCGCAGCCGTCCATCGTGTAGAACAGGCTCTTCGAGTGGTCCAGTCCCTCCCAGTCGTCCACCGTGCCCACCATGCGGCAATGCTTCTTTGGATCAAGCATAATAATTTCCTCCGACAGCCACATGATGAACGGAATGTCTATCCAGTGGTCCCACGTCAGCCGGTGCCCACGGGCAATGCGGTGCCTTGCCATCTTGCGCAATGTGCGCAGCACGATGTCGAGCAATATCTGCCGGTCTATGTGCATAAAGTAGCCGCGCTTGTCCAATCGCATCACCCAGCAGGGGCGTTGGTGGTTGTGGCTCTCTTTCAGAATGTGCTCACGCAGTCGGTCGATGCCGTAGTGCGTGCCGCGTCCTGGTATGCAGCTGTAGGTGTCTTGCACGAAGGTGCGCTCAAATAGTTCGTGGGTGTAGTTGTAGTAAAGGTGATGCACCACGCGGTCGCGGAACTGTGCGGCAAAAACCTCGCGCTTCTTGGGGCGTTCCACGATGAATACCGTCGAGGGCTCTGGCTTGTACGTGTGGCTGAGTAAGTCGTCGGCCAACTGCTCGATGTTCTGCTTCAGCTTGCGCTCAAAGTGTAGCACGTATGGTTTGTTGCCCTTGTGCCGTTTGGCGCATTGGAATGCGGCGTGCAGGTCGAGAATCAGCGCGTCGCGTGTTAGTCTGTATGCCATAATTTCCCTCTGTATTCCATCTTTTCGCGTCGCCACTTGTGCCGGCTGGCAAGTGCTGAACAGCCCGAACCGAGAAGCCGTTGAACCGATTGTTGTTGTTCGCAGGGTTGACACCACCCGAATTGAAGTTCAAGTTGTAGCCGTTAGCAGCCGAGTTCAACGAGGCAGACCAGTAGTTGCCGTTCGAGCCTCGGTTGTTCAGGCCCGTCCCGTTCCTGTTGCCGGAGGCGGGGAAGAAGTGCGCCAACAATAACCGCAATGGTCGGCTATCACCTATACGACACATCCGGTGGAATCTTTCATCTACACTGAAGCCGCTGGCGGTCTTTTATTTTTCCCGCAGACACCGATGGTCTGAAGGACGGATAGCCTATGAATTTGCCGAACCTTAAAAAGCCTATATGATATGGAAACGACGCGCGAAACGCCCCGCTGAAGTGCGAGGCATGTTTCCTTGGTTTATAATAATGATACTATTCGCTGTTTCATTTGTGAGATAAACTCGATGTTCTCCGCTGGTGTCTTCTGCTCCACGGGATAACTCAGCACTTCGCTGATGATGCCGAACACGCCACTGCGGGCCAGTGCTGCTGGCTTCGTGTCGCCCGACGTGATCTGTCGCACGCTCTTGCGGTTCTCCTTCAGCGGCTGAGCCTGCTTCCATTCCTCGTAGGCCGCCGTCATCTCTTCGGGTGTGAGTGCAGCCAACTCGTCGGGCAGCGCGATGCTGATGCAAAGGTCACCTTCCTCCATCTCATTCATGTCGATGTATTCGGGTATGTACTTGGCCACCGATTCCAATGGGAATCCTGCCATCACATAGTCACCCGTCTTCGTGTTGCAGTGGCTCACTGCCAGAGGCTTAGCGTCGCCGCGGGCCTGCTGCATCTCTTCGGTGCACACCACCGTCTTCAGCAGCCATGCGCTCCAATCGTAAACGTGATACCATTTGCCATCCTTGTTGAGGATAATCTTGTTCATCGAGTCTGCGTCCTGGCGCAGTTTCTCGTAGGCTAATGCCGGAGTTAATTTCATGTCTTTTCTCTTATTTTAAAATGAATAAATGTTATTATTGTCA